TCTGGATGCAGGCACCATCTGGTGACTAGGCCAGTGGTTGGATGTCCTAGGCGTTGCGCCATGTCTTGATATGTGAGGTTCTTGGCTTTGCGCCAGGCTTCAAGCTTGTTCATCTGTGAGTTCCATCATGAGGGACAGGTATGAGATTGCGTCAATGACGCTATCCTCGTTGTGAGAATGCGCGAGGCGAGAGAGTTTGAGTTCAACCATGATTTGGGCTGCCTGTCTTTTGGTGATTGGCACTTTAACGATTTGGCTGATGCGTTGTGCGAAGCGTTCAAAGTTGTCGTGAGGTGATCCGTATGTTTCTTGCCTTGGACCATTGATGAGGATCGACGCCTGTTTGAGGGCGGCTTCAGCTTTAGAAAGGGATTTCATCTTCCAGCTCCATGTCTCTGATGGCTGTGACCTCTGCGCCTGGGAAGGCAGCTTTGGCTGCGTCGATCATTTCTTTGGCGAGGCTGCGTCTGTACATGGTCAGTGCCAGGACCATCTCGCGCTCGGTGATCAGCTCCAATTTTGGATATGCCTCCTGCGCTCTCTGCCAGGCCCTAGCATCGCGCATCAGGCCGAAGGTATACCCATCTGCCTCAACGACCCACACCTGCGCTGTAGGAGGCTCTCCGTGAGCCTGCGAGGCTATCTGATCCATAGCCTGCATCCCTCTCACGCAAACCGACGCTCTTGTCGCCACCTCATCAGGATCTTGCGCATCGATCGCGGCATTGAGCTTGGCCATTGCTGAGCCGTACTTTGCCGCGACATCTGCCGGCACCAGCTCCACGAGCCGATCGATGCCCCATTTGTGATCCATCTCATTTGCCATGCGATCGAACGGTGCGAGTGCGAAGTCACACTTGATCTGGGTCGCCGACACATCCCGATGCAGGACACGATCAGCGCTCCGCTGTCTCTTTGGTTTGGTTGGTCTATGGTCAGTCACGAAGTCTCTCCTTTAGCCTTGCTCATCATCCTGGCATTTTATCTTCGATGGCCTCACTTCGCACGGGGGGAGCGCCAGCGGGCCGAAGGCCCCCCCGTGCGGGGTGAGGATCGCCATTCAACTTGCATCATCCGCTCATCTGTCTGGCTCTGATGAGTAAAGGATACGAGATGCTCTGCATCGGATCCTTTGCGAGTTCGAAGGGCTTGACAGCTCCTCCTCAGGGCTGTAAAGTTCGGAGAACTTCAAGCAAAGCACCTGAGGTTGCAGATTTGTCACAGTTTTGATGACTGCTTGAGCCGCTTCACTCTCACCATGACCGTCGTGTGTTCGGACTTGTAAGGGTCCAGATTGCCGAGTGCTTTGGCGAGTTTGTCTTGGTCGAGGCGGTTTGATTTTTGTGTGTCGATTGATGCTTCGTAGGCATTGCCTTTGAGTGACGCACCGTCTTTTAGCAGAGCCTCTCTCAGCAGATTTTCCTTTACCTGCAAGGCTTTAATCTCAGCTCTGATGTCTGCGAGTGCATCGGCTGGATGCACGTTGCTCGTTGTGATTTCGGCATGTATAGAATTGGTCATTGCGACCTCCTTGGCTTAGGTTGCGATCACGGGGGCGGCTGTTAGCGCAGTGCGCCCCCAACTTATTTGTATCACGCGAGGCCGTTCGTTGCAACGACGTGACTTCCTCACTTGGTTTGCCTTGTTTTTAAGGGTCTTGGCCATGTCTTCCTCACCTTTTCCTCACCTAAAAACAGCAGGTGAGGAAAGGGTTTTTGGTTAAAATCCGGCTTCCTCGCGCTGTATCCAAGAGCCAACCACCACGACTTGTGTCTCTCGTCCTTGTCGTGGGTCTTTGTATGTCTCTATGCGCAGCACGTCTGTCTTGACCCACTGTTTGAGGATGGCTGTGACGCGGCCTTTGCCTGCCTTCTCTGTGGTGTCGATGTCGAGGATCTCGCCGATGGTGTGACCGACCCATGCTTTTGCTTGTGAGCTTTCTCTGAGTGGTTCGTCTTCGGCTGCTTTGCCGATGGCACGCTGGCACTTCATTGCGGCCTCTGCTGTGACGCCTTCGAAGGCATCTGGCAGGTTGACGGTGCGCACGACTGCGATGTGTTCGCCGTTGGCGATTTGCACGCCGATGGTTTGCATGTAGGTGGCTTTGTCTGCCGGTGCTGCGAGGTTTGACTTGGCATCGTCTGCTCTGAAGATGCCTTTTCCTGCATCGCCTTCGAGGCCCAGCTTTTCGGCGGCTTCTTCGCTGACCTTGTTGAGTACTCTTGCGGCACGGGCTGCGCCGATGAGGGCGTTGGCACCTCTGACGCTATCGACTGTTGCATCGTCTCCGTTGCCTTTGCGGATGTGGTGTACTGGGTGGACGGATGCGCCTGTCTCTCTGGCCAGCTTGCGCAGCATGGCGACGACCACCTGCACGGCCATGTTGGAGTTCTCATTGACCATGTGAGCCGAGATCAGGGGATCTATGAGGATCACCCCTATGCCCAAGGCTTTGACTTTGTTGATCATGTAGTTCAGCAGCGCGTCGTTCTCTGTCACGCCGTCTCTTGTTTCGGCGGCCAGGGTGATGCGGATGTCATCTTCCCCGTCGAGGAAGAGCCAGCCTGCCAGATCTTTGTGAGCGATGCTGTAGTGCTGCATGACGGCTGCGAGGCGCAGGAGGCTTTCGCTGCGCGGGTCTTCGAGGTTGACCAGCCAGACCTTTGTGCGCTCGTGAACGTCTTGGTCTAGGAGCTTGCGGCCTGTGGCTATGGCGACGGCTTCGACCATTGTGAGGCTGGTCTTGCCGATGCCTCCGGCTGATGCTGTGAGGCTGACGTAGCCCCTGATGTAGGTTCGCCCATAGATCCACTGCCTGCGTGGCAGTGTGAGCGGGTTGAAGTCTTCGATCGGGGTTGGCCAGGTTGCCTGATCGGCCTGTTGCTCTGGCGCTGGCGCGTCAAAGGTTTGGGCTGGCACTTGCTCGGCCATCTTTTGCTGGACGGGATCGGGCTGCGGTGTCCAGCCCTTGGCTCTGGCACCGTCGATCGCCTGCTGCACTTCTCTGCGTGTGTCTTCGGTGGTGTAGCCTGTCAGTGTGAAGCGATCGGTGAGGGCATGGATCTCGCTGTCGGCCAGGCCGCGTGAGACGTATGAGGCGACAAGGCGGATGATGTTGGCGTGCCAGTTGTTGCCTTGCAGGATGTCGGCCTCTGCGAGGGCGCGGTCCATAGCTTGCTGGCCCAGATCGATCTGCAGACCTGTGCCGGCTGGTGCGTCTGGAGTTGTGGTGCGCTGCTGTGTGGGCGGGAAGGCTCGCATCATGCGCTCGAAGGGGACCGGGTCTCTGTCGGTTGAGAACTCTGTGCGGAAGGTTGTTAGCTCGGGCTGGTAGCCTCTGCTCTTCTTGTCGTCGTTTGGCCATGACACTGTACCTGCCACGCGCATGATGCGGGATGGGTTGATCACGGCTGGATCTGTTCCGAGTGATGCAGCGATGCTTGCTTGCACGCCACGCCAGGCGTCGAGGTTGTAGCACGGCTCTTCTAGGCGCCAGTATGCGTGGCCTCGGATGTATGGGATGGTGCCTGTCTTGACGCTCATGGTGAACTGCGGGCCTGCGAATGACAGGACGTTGCGCATTGAGCCGTCTGTGTCGGCATCTGCAAATAGGTATAGGGCGGCCAGGATGTCGGTGTCCTTGGCAGCTTTGCCGGTCTGGATCTGGGCATCTGGTTTGATTGGGTTGATGCACATGTAGACGTTCTGGTGCGCCGCGTTCATGGCCTGCGCGTGCTGCACTGCGTCGTTGATGTCGGTGTGCTTGAAGCGTGCGGCGCTGACCTGTCTGGTGGCTGAGATGCAGCGCAGCTCTATCTGTGCTGGGCCGATGTCATCCCACCCTTGAGTGATGTGGTGGATGAAGCTTTCGATCTGGTCAGGCTGTGCTTGCAGTAGTTTGTCTTGCATTGTATTGTCCCTGTAGGCTTCCTCGCCTGTTTGACACTCATCCTGCCTGGATAACTTGCCCCCAGCGTGTCTGCGCTGGGGGCTTTTTCTTTTAGAATTCCATGTCGTCAGACACGGGTGCCGGAGCTGGTGCAGGTTTGGGCGCAGGTGCCGGAGCTGGCGCCGGGTCCAAAGCAATGCCGCCGGCTGCGCCTTCTTTCATGCAGTCGGGGCGCGGCACCCACTTAATCACCTCCAGCACGGGGCTGATGGTCGATCCGCGCTTGAACTGCATGGCCTTGGTGTTGGCCAGGCGCACGAGGGGGAGCTGGCCAGGTGCGGGCTGCTGCTGAAGGCTCGGTGCCAGATCTGTGAGCGCCTGCCACGCGGCTGTGCCTGCCTGTTCCCAGGTGGCTGTCTCACCGCCGCCGATCGCCACGTTGATGCTGAAGCCTTTCTTCCAATCATCGCTGGGCGGGGGAAGCATTTGGGCGGGGCTTGGGTTCCACTTCCATTCGGGCGCCACGCCGGCAATGCCTTCCGACTTCTGCCAGCCCGTCTTCATCTTTTCGATGTCGAGGACCATGCCTTTGGTGGCGTCGTATGCGGTCTTGCCGTCAGTGCCGCGGATGTAGAAGGACTTCGGGCCGATCGAACCGCATTGGGTTCCGCGTGCGGACCACTGCAGGAAGGGACCGTTGGCGCCGTTGCCGCCTGTGTCGAGTGCAAACATGGGTAGTGCCTTTCTTGTCGGGCGCATGTGCGCCGAGGAATGCCTGCTGCCGGCAGGCTCGGATCACGGCATCAGATGCCGTAGAATTCTTTGCGCAGGTCTTCGTTGCCGGACCAGTAGAAGGATGACGGGTTGACCGGCACGATCGCCTTGGCTTCGTCTTTGTCGAGGCGGGCCAGGAAGGCTTCCATGCGGAAGATCTGGGCCTTGGCTTTGGCGAGCAGCTCGGTCGGGTCGCCGTCTTCCAGCAGCGAGATCTTTTTCTCGCTGACGTACAGGAACTTGACGGCCATGTTGCCATTGGCCTTGGCGTAGATCGCACGTTGGAGCTGATGCTCCGGCGACATCTGGGTTGGGATGCGGCCAGTGGTTTTGAGATCGATCACCAGACCGTGATCTGGGTAGACCAGATCCAGGTAGCCGATCACCGGGATGGTCCAGTTGTCGCCCTTGGCTACAATCTCCACCTTGTTCTGGTGGTGGTCGCCTTCTTCGACTTCTGGGAAGTGTGGCTTGCCGTATTTTTCCAGCTCAGCCACGGCCAGCTCGGTCATGGGTTTGATGCGATCGCGCTCACGGGTGGTGGCCTCATCGCCAATGCGATACTTGCCGTCAAACTTTTCGACAGCCTGATCAATGGCTTGAGTGATGGGGGTGCCTAGAAGCGTGGCGGCCACTGCGTCTTCGGTGCAGATGCCACGCCATGCGGCTGGTCCCATCGGTGTGCGCTTGCCGTGCAGGTATTGCATGACCCAGACATCTGGTGCATTGGCCCAGAGGTTGATGCTGGATGCCGACAGGTGGTCGATATTGTGCTTGGTGAAGCCGTCAGAGCATTGCGTCATGGGCCATTCTTTCTCTTGCTAGGTAGCAGAAGTCATCAAAGTTCACGTCGGCCCTGACGCCTTGCAGCATGAGGACGCAGCGGATGGGCTGCCGATCGTACCTGTAGATGACGACGGGCTGCTTGTGCGCCTTGTCGGCTGCAGCGCAGGCTTGCTGCCACCATGTGTTCGGGCCGCCGATCGGGCCGTCGCTGTAGCGCTTTAGCTCTAGCAGGTAGGGCCAAGCCGGATCGTCGGTGATCAGGTCTCCGTACTCGGCCTGCTGATACTGCCGCAGATCTCTGGCGAACTTGATGCCCAGCTCTTGGTGCAGGAGCTGCGCGATCTCGCGCTCGAAGTTGGCGCCTTTGTTTCTGCCATTAACCATCGTGCATGGCCTTGTTGACGTAGTCGGTGAGCTTGATGAGCGTCGTTTCCTTGGCCTCTTGCCGGCCTTTGACCAGCCGCCAGAGCGTGACGTGGCTGACGCCAGCGGCTGCAGCGACCGATTGCAGCGGTCGATCGGCCAGCATCAGCCGCAGCTCCTTGATTGTGTAGACCATCCTGGCCTCCTGTTTCGGTGACGCAATCTATGCGCCCTTTGTCTGGCAGATGGCAAGCTAAAAATATTTCGCCAACGCAAAAATGGTGGGTTGACATGAATGATTGCGTCTCCCATGTTGTTTGCGTGAACGACATACTAACAATCATGGAGACTACCAACATGCGTATCAGAGACATAGCCGCCGACCTGATCGGCATCCTGTGCATCTTCGGCCTGCTCTACGCTGGCTTCCTCTTCGGCTTCGGTATGGGGTGGTGAGATGGCTGTTAGACTTGGAGCAATGGACACCCACATCGTGCTGACCGCGCTGTGGGATTACCGCGAGACGCTGACGATCTACAACGACACTAGGCCCACGCCGGAACTCAAAGACAAGATCGACAGTGTTGATCGTCTCATCGAAAGCTACAAGAAATCATACTTCGCCTTGGACAGATTGGGGATCATGTAATGACCATCGAAAGCCTACGCAGTTACATCGAACTGAAGAAACAACAGATCGCCGATCTTGAGCGGCTGCACGGAACTGGTGTCAGATCCGCCGCTATAGGGGAGGACATCGGTATCCTGTGCTTCTACCTGCGCGACGCCGAGCAACAACTTGCAGAACTGGAAAAGAACAATGCAGCCGACTGAGATCATCATAACGAACAAGCTAGCCACTGGCACCACCTTCGCGGTCCTTGCCAGCGACATGACGCAGAACGTGTTCATCCCGAGCAAGCTGGCTTTGGATGCCAGCCTGCGCCCCGGCCAGAAGGTCATGGCGCAGATCGTGCCGAACATGAGCCAGCCGGAGAAGACGCCTTGGCTGGCTATCTCGCTGGAAATTGGATTGCACGCTCCGTCGATGGATCTGCGGGATCGCATACGCGGCGAGCTGGAGAACGGGCCGGCCACGGTTTACGATCTGGCCAAGATGCTGGACGCCGACATTGAGGATGTGCAGGCCGAGCTGAAGTCCATGCGCTTGCCCCGCACTGATCTGTGGGCGCTTGAGCAGGCCGATCTTCTGGTGACGGTGGCATGATGTTCTGGCGCAAAGAACCAAAGACCATGCCGCACCGAGACGTGCAGGCAGAGGCGGCACTGGGCATCAGCAACGCGGCATCCGTGCTGCCAGCAGGGCGGTTCATGGCCCTCGTTTACTGGGCCATCGTGGAGAACCGCCAGATCAGTGTCGAGGACATCGACGCGCTGGCCAATCGGCTGTCGCGGGCAGCTTGGGAACGGGGGCGGAGATGAGCAAACAGGTCAAGATCAAAAGCCTGATCTGGCGGGATGTGACGATCCCAGAAGGCGCAACTGGCGGCCTATGGCTCGTTGCATACAGCATCGTCGGCACATACGAACTGCACCGCTTTGACGACAAGGTTGGCGTGTATCTTGGGATGCCCGGCGGCATTGCGTTGGACCAATACGTTGACGTTCTGTCAGCCACCGATGCCGCTCAGGCGAACTTTGAGAAGAAGGTCAGGAGTGTTTTGAAATGACTGACGAAGAACTGGTGAAGCGGCTGCGGGACAA